CATAAATGCAGAATAGACTTAAACTTAATTTTGATTTAGAAACTGCGGCTGAACGAGCACAATTTATTCAAACTTATCTGGTCCAGTTTCCTGATTTGACTAGTTCTGAAGCCTCCACAATTGCGGATTATTTGTTATGGGGCAAGGATGGCAGTGGCGCGCCTATAGGTAAGGACACCGGATTGGAAACGCGCTGGACGAAAACAAACGAAGCTGAATCGCTCGATGCGGTTTTGGAGAATCCTGCCATGAGTAATGCGCAATTGTATACGTTAAATGATGCGGTTGTTTTAAAAAAGAACAGAGACGTTTTTAATAGAGAAGAAGCAAGAAAAGAAGCACCGGAATTTCTGCGGCCGACCTTTGAGGAACTGTGGAAGACGATTGACGAGATTGAGCTAGAGATTAACTTTTATGAAGAGAGGATTGGAAAAAGAGAGAAACCGCCAAGAGATGAGTTAGTTAAGCGTTTTACTGACGAAGAAGTTGAACGTATACGCGCGCGAAGCCAAAAACTTAATCAGTATGGATATTTGAAGTTGAGACATAGGATAAGAGAGTTGAGAACAGAACAGTTCACAATTAGAGACTCTTACCGCTCAACTTTTAATATAACCCAATCAATCTATGCGCCAAAGCATAGAAGTTTTGTTTTTGACTGCGACGTGGAGGTACTGCCGCTAGGTGTAAAAGAAGGGGCAACTGGAGATATAGTTTTCGATATAAACTTTGACCCGCGCGCACTCGACGAAGAACAGCTACGTTTGATAAGTAGGTTGGTCTGGAAGAAAAAGAATTGTCAAAAGCCAAAGAATGAAATTTTTGACTTTAGAGATTTAGAAGCGGTTTATCAGTTGTATTTATTTAAAGAAGAATTTGATGAACGGCTTGAACAAGTTAAACTAGACCACATTGTAGAGAACAACTTACGCAACCTACTTGATACACTTGATTTCTATGAACAAATGGCAGACTTAACTGACGTACAGCGTGAAATTTTGAAGCTAAAAGAACAAAAACAGAAAAACGCAGATATAGCGGGGTATATTAATAAGAAATATGGAAAGAGCTATACTGCGAATTATATAAGTACTATATTTAAGCAGAAAATTATAGTGAAGATTAACGAGGCCGCGCAACTACATCAAGATACAATTGAAAATTGTTTTTTCGAAGAGAACTTTAAAAAATGTGGTTGCTGTGGTAGGATTTTACTTTTAGATGGAAGAAATTGGGTTAAGAAAACCAGAAGTAAAGACGGATTCCAGAGCAGATGTAAAAGATGCGAAAGGGAACTCCGAAAAAAGAAAAAGGAGGATGGGTAAGTTGGCTTTTAAAAAGAATAGTCCTGAGAACTTACTTTCAGAAATTATAAAATTAGAACCAATTGAGTTTCTTGGGATTTGTAAAATAGTTGGGGTTGACGTTATGAAGCCAATAAGTACAACTGTAGAGGATATTACAGAGGCTGACGAAGAGGGCGGCCAAGCGACCGCACATATGAAACTTGAAGTAGAACCCCGCGAATTTAATGATATTTGGGAAGACTTATGTGATAAGTTAGAACAAATGAATAGAGTTAGAAGGCGTAATTTGGGTAAGCTAGTTTACGCCGCAACGAAAAAAGAAAAGGAGAAATAGAAATGGCTTTAAATCCACACTTTGACATAGATTTTAGTTCAAAGAAATGTGTATGCTGCGGCCAGATGAAAGATTCTTTTTCTTATTTAAGAACAAAATCGTTTATGTATCCGAGTGGATATGTAGATGTATGTGTAGATTGCTTGGGAGATAGACTTCAAAAATCTAACTTTGATTGGAATGTCATGGATAAGATTTGTCAGTATTTAGATATTCCTTTTCAATTAGATAAGTTTGAAGAGCTACGTCCTACGCACTCTGCGCCCGAGCTATTAAAATCATATAACTTGATATACTTTACAGATGAATATGAGGGGATAGATTGGCAGTCTTATCAAGAGGCTTATCGTGAGTTAGATGCGGCCGGCGCACTCGACGAAGTCGTACCGGGGCTCTCTGACGATAAGCGTAGAAAACTTCAAGAGAAATGGGGTTATAACTATGATGAAGAAGCTTTAACCTATTTGGAAAACCTCTATGATGGATTATTACTTACTCAAAACATCAACGGCGCGCTTCAAGGCGACCAAGCATTGAAGATATGTAAGATTTCTTATGAAATTGATAATCGTATTCGCGCGGGAGAGGATTTTGATAAGTTGCTTGCTTCATATGATAAGTTAGTTAAAACTGGCGAATTTACTCCGAAGAATGTAAAGAACGCAAGTGATTTTGAATCAATGGGCGAATTAGTAAGATGGTTAGAGAAACGAGGTTTTACCAATCAATTCTATGATGGAGAGACACGAGACATTGTTGATGAGACTATTAAGAATATACAAGGATGGAATCAACGTTTATATGTTAATGAATCTGGTATTGGTGATGAAATAACACAGCGTATTCAAGCATTAAAAACCGCAGCCGAACTTGAAACATATTATGATTTAAATAAAAATGACGATAAAGATTTAGATAATTATGAAAATGAGGGATACGAACAACTATTTAAAGATGATGATTTCGTAGCTGACCTTGATGGGGGTGAGTAATGCAGGAAAAACGAAAAAAAGTAATTCTTTCAAGTCGTCAAGAATTAATGTCTAACGACTTTATTGAACGAGCAGAGCGCGAAGGTATAGAACTGGAAAAAGGGGCTACAATTACTAATGAATATTTAAATAGACATTATGATGAATTGTGTAAGTGGGTTAATTTGTTCACTGCTTATCCAGACTACTATCTTGATATAATAAGACCTGCCGATTCTGAATTTAGCCTCTTTTTCTATCAACGATTTACACTGCGCGCGCTCATGCGTTTCAAGGACGTATTTATAACGGCGCCCCGTGCGTTTTCAAAATCATTTATTACAATACTTGCACTTTTCTTACAATGTGTATTTATACCGGGTAGAAAAATCTTTATTTGTGCTAATACAAAAATGCAGGCGGCTCAAATAACAAAAGAAAAAGTTATTGAAATTTACACGCATTGGCCATTATTGCGAAAAGAGGTCATTGGCTGGGAATTAAGTGAGTTCCCTGGAAATTTTGGTAAAGACTATGTTACTTTAAAATTTCGTAATGGGTCTATTCTTGATGTAGTTCTGGCTGGAGACGCAGCCAGAGGACAACGTCGACATGGAGGACTGATAGACGAAATTCGTGACGGAGACGAGGAAATGATAAACTCTGTAGTTATCCCT